CGCGAGACCACCGCAGGCGCTACAATCACCGCTGGACAGCCGGTGTATCTGGACACCGCTGACGTTGACGCCAAGAATCGGCCCAAGGCGAAGTTGGCAGACGCTAACGCTTCCGCTACTACCGCCGCCGTTGCTGGCATTGCGCTGAACGGCGCTGCATCAGGTCAACCGCTGCGCTACGTGTATGAGGATGACGACTTCACGCACGGCTTGACTACGCCTCCGGTTGGCACAGTCGTGGCCGTCTCCGCTACCGCGGGCGCTCTGTGCCCGGTGGGAGACCTGACTACCGGCGACTACCCGGCTCTGTGCATGATTACCACGAGCGCGACCGCGGCCAAGCTGTTCATTGCCTACGGCACCGCAGCCAAGCCGTGATTGGTTGACTTCTTGAGACAGAATCTCAATCTCAAGCAAAATGTCGCTTCTCACCTCAGTAAAATCGGGGCTTTCGCGTATCTTTGCGCCCGCAAATGAGGGTGCGACTCTGGCCAATCCGCCCGACTGGATGTTTGAGTTCCTGGGGGCATACCAAGCCAGTTCTGGCGTCTCCGTAACCCCCAAGACGGTTCTAGGTCTGTCAACCGTTTGGGCCTGCCTTAATGCCGGTTCTAGGGCCTTTGCGTCCGTGCCGCTTGAGGTTTACAAGCGCATGCCGGACGGTGGACGTGAGTCAGCGGCAGATGGCCCAATGGCAGAGCTTTACCGGCTTCTCCACTTTGCCCCCAATGACGAGGTAACATCGGCTTTCTTTTGGCGCACGATGGTTGCAAATGCGATGCTGCGTAACAACGCCTTCGCGACCATCGTTCGCAATGGATTCGGGGATGTGGTTGAAATGTATCCGGTTCCGAACAAGGACGTGCAGGTAAAGCGGGACTCGACCACCAAGGAACTGTATTACTTGGTGAAGGATGTTCGGTATTCTTCGGAGCAAATCCTGCACATTCGCGGCATGTCGTTTGATGGCGTCGTAGGGGCCGACGCGCTTACGGACGCAAAGGAGTGCATCGGGCTGGCAATCGCGCTCCAAGACTACGCCGCGAAATACTTCCCGAACAGCACGAGCCCGACCGCTGTTATTGAGATTCCGACCGCCATGTCGGACGCTCAGATGAAGAACTTTGCCGAGGCGTTCGACAAGCACAACACCGGCAACGCCAACGCGCACAAGCGCATGTTCCTGACGAATGGCGCGAAGCTGAACACTCGCGGGCAGGTCAACAATCAGACTTCGCAGTTTGACGAATCTCGCGACCGTCAGGACAAGGCCATTTGCAGGATCTTCGGCATTCCCCAGTCTAAGGCTGGCATCATGTCGGAAGCTCACTACAACAACGTAGAGAGCGAAAACATTGCCTTCGTTCGAGACTTCATGCTGCCGTGGTGTCGCGAGATCGAGCAGCAGCTTAACGCCAAGCTGCTTTCGCTTCGCGAGCAAGGCCGGTATTACTGCGAGTTCAACCTGGAAGGCTTACTCCGAGGCGATACCGCCGCCCGCGCTGCCTTTTACAAGACGATGGTTGAGATCGGGGCGCTTACATCCAACGGCGTATGCGCTCGGGAAAACTTCCCGAAGCTTGAGGGTGGCGACCGCCGCATGATGAGTGCAAATCTGCTACCGCTTGACAATACCGGCGTTCCTCTTAAACCAGTTGTTGAGACTGGGTCTCAATCTCAATCGACCGCTCCGACGAAATGAATCCTCGCAACCTGCGCTTCAACAGCAACCAGCCTTGGTTCGAGGTCAAGAACGTCTCTGAATCGTCGGCAGACCTCTACCTTTACGACGTGATTGGAGAGGACTGGAACGGCAACGGCGGCGCGAAAGATTGGGTGGCCAAGATCAAGGCGCTTACCGGCAAACATATCAATCTGCACATCAATTCGCCCGGTGGCAGCGTGTTTGACGCCTCTGCAATCGTCATGGCGCTCGGCACTCACAACGGTGGCGTGACTGCTCACATTGACGGGCTTGCTGCTTCCGCCGCGTCTTGGGTGGCGCTTGCCGCTGACAAAGTGCTCATGTCTGACACGGGGCGGTTTATGATGCACAACGCCTCTGCCATGTCTTGGGGAGATTCCCGCGTCATGCGCAAGACGGCGGACCTTCTGGACAGCCTAAACGCCACGATTGCGGAGGCATACAAGAAGCGCGCCAAAGGCAAGAAGGACGAGGACATTCGCAACGCGATGGACGCCGAGACCTGGCTTAGTGCCGCCGAGGCTCAGGCGTGGGGATTCGTTGACGAGGTCGTCACCGGCATCAAGGCCACCAATTGCGCCAACGCCGAGATTGCCGCTGCGCTCGGATTCAAGAACGCCCCGCAGGAAATTTTCAACCAACCGGCGCATCCCGCTCCGGCTGCTCATTCTCCCGTTAAGCCTGCCGCATGGTATCGGAAGCGTCAGGAGCTTAACAAGAGGCTCGTAAACTCCTAATAGGAAACACAATGGCTAGTATTACTGAACTGAAGCAGAAGCGCAAGAGCCTCTGGGAAGCCCAGAACGCTCTTCTCGACAAGGCTCCCAACGGCATGATGAGTGCCGATGACGATACGAAGTATCAGAGCATCCAGACTGAGTTCGACGGTCTTTCCAAGACCATCGAGCGTATGGAGAACCTCACCGCCGCCCAGTCTGCCGCAAAGGCTGCTACTGACGGCGAGTATCGTCCCGAAACCGAGGCCGACGCGAAGGCCGAGAACGTCACCAAGTCCAAGTTCGCCAAGTTTGAGAATGAGGAATACCGCAATGCTCTCTTTGGCGAGGGTGGCGGTCTGCGCACGCAGCTTCGCGCTCAGAACCTCAAGATCCAGAACGCGCTTTCGAGCGGCGTGGATACTGAGGGCGGTTACATCCTCCCGCCGTCGGTTCAGATGGGCATCATGAAGCTGCTCCGCGCTTCTGACCCGCTCCGTGGCGTGGCAACCGTCATCACTTCGGCCCGCGACGTTGGCATTCCGATTCAGACCGGGCGCCCGTCGTTCTCTTGGCTCGGCGAGGGTGGCACCTACGGCCAGACTCAGCCCGCGCACGGCAAGGTTCTCTTCTCGGCGTTCAAGCTCGGCGGCATCATCACCGTTTCCGACGAACTGCTCCAGGATGCGGACTTCGACCTCGTTGGCTACCTGACGCAGACCTCTGCGGACGGCATCCTCGACTCCACCGAGGCTGCTAACATGACCGGCGACGGCTCCGGCAAGCCGCTGGGCCTGTTCGCGACCACCGAGGTTGCTGGCGTTACCGTTGGCGGTTACACCGGCGCGTCCACGACCACCGTCACCATTGACGAGTTGATCGAGACGCAGCACTCCCTTGGCCGCGTCTATCGCCCGCGTGCTGCCTGGTTCGCCAAGGACGCGATTTTCAAGGTGATTCGCAAGCTCAAGAACAGCGTCAACGGTGACTACCTCTTGCAGCCGTCGATCACCGAAGGCGCGCCCGACCGTCTCCTTGGAAACCCGTTCTACGTTACCGACTTCGGCAACTCGGCGGCGACCGGCGTCAAGACGCTCATGTTCGGCGACCCGAAGGCTTACACCATCGTTGACCGTCTCGGTCTCAGCGTGAAGCGTCTCGACGAGCTTTATGCTGCTACCGGACAGGTTGGCTTCCGCGTGGCCATCCGCACGGACGCCCGCCTCACGGACGGCAATGCCTTCGTTTACTTCAAGCAGGCCTAAGCCTGATTGAGAAACAAAACCTCAACTAGCAAGGCAATCACATGCAGCTTATCAAGAGTTCTCAGCTCGTTTCGTGCGTCACCCCTACGGCTGGCGCGGCAGGCACCTCGGCAATCAGTGGCTCGGTTATTGATTTTTCTGGTGCAGAGGGCGCGCTTATCATCGTTCGCTTTGGAACGATCACTAGCACCGCCGTCACGTCTATCAAGTTCCAGCACGGCGACGCCTCCGACCTCTCGGACGCGGCTGACGTTGCCAGCACTTCGCAGACCGTTGCTGACACCGATGACGAGAAGATCTTCTACATCGATATCAGCAAGCCGACCAAGCGCTATGGCCGTCTCTACGTTTCGCGTGGAACTGCCAACGCCGTCGTTTCCTCCGCAGTCGCCGTCGTGTATGGCGAGCGTTCCCAGCCGACCACTCAGCCTTCTGGCGTGAGTGGCGAGTCGTTCGCTTCCGCCGTCTCCGGCACGGCCTGATAATTCAGGCACACCGCCCTAGCGTCTTTTATGGCGCTAGGGCTCCTTTTCACGCAGTTGCATCCGCCTAGCCTGTGAGTATCAAAGAGGGCATCATCCAAACCGTAGCACCTACCAACCGGCCCGTGTCGGTTCAGGAGGTTAAGAACTACCTGCGTATCGACGCATCCGAGGATGACACGCACGTTGAATTGCTCATTGACCAAGCGGCGGAACACGTTACGCGCTGCACCGGTTTGGCGCTGACAACTGCGACGTATCGGGCGACGTATGCGACGTGGCCGCAGTCGCCCAAGAGCCGTTGCGATTGGAGTGGCGAGCGCGAGCGAATCAACTGCGGTCTTTCGCGCACGCTTGAGCTTCCGATTGCTCCGGTTGTGGCGGTATCCTCGGTGCAGTATTACGCCGACGACGCAGAGGCCCGCAGCACGCTAGACTCCGCACGCTACGTCGTTTGCACCGACAATCAACCTGGCATCATCTACCTCAAGGACGCCTACGATTGGCCGGACCTAGAGCAGCGTCCAGATGCCGTTTCCGTGACGTTTACGGCGGGTTTCGGCACCGACCCGGCCTCTATGCCGCCCCGGCTTAAGATGGCCGTTCTTCTCCTTTGCCGCTACTACTACGCGGGCGGCTCGCCAAGTGGCAGCAAGGACCAAGAGCTAGACTTGGAACGCGGCGAGCAAATCCTTTCACAGTTCAAGATCAACGGCTGGACAGCCTAACCACTTACTAACATGGGCGCTAACTCTCTCACTTACCCGACCAACGTCAGCGGCTTTTTGGCGACGTTGCAGGACACGATCACGCGACCGGCTGACACCACGGCATACGCCAGTGGCGACATTGTTTCCACCTCCACGACCGCAGCGACGGTTCAGGCGTCGGGATTCTTCGAGTTCACGAATGCCGCTTTTGCTGGCCCGGTATCCACCTCGAATGGCGGTGTGCGAATCGAGGCGGTTCGCATTCGCAAGAGCGGGACGAGTGTGACGAATGCCAGCTTCCGACTGCATCTCTGGAACGCCCGGCCCGCCACAGTGAACAACGGCGACAATGCCGCTTTCAGTGGCGCTGTCTCTGGCGTGGCCAATTACCTTGGCGCATTCGACATCACGCTGGACCGAGTTTTTACCGACGGCTCGGCTGGGCGCGGATTGGCGGTTAGCGGCTCTCCGATGAGTGTCACGATCCACAGTAGCACTACGATCTTCGGCCTGATTGAAGCCCGTGGCGCTTACACGCCTAGCAGTGCCGAGACCTTCACTGCCGTCATGGAAGTCTATCGTTTTGCCGCGTGATTTACACAGTTCCAGTCATCCTTAGCACTCGTGGCCGCAGTCGGCTGACGACTCAATGGCTGCAAGCCGGTGGCGTCGCTGCTAGCAATACGCTGCGAGCATTGGACTACTACGGGAATACCGTCCCTGCGTCCCTTGCCCCCACCATCCACATCCCGCTAATCGGCTCCGACCTCACCTCGGCGCTAATCCTCGCGGAAGGCTACGGCACGTATTCGGCGACGAACAACGGCCCGTTTACGAGCGGCGACTACTCCGAGTCAACCGGCCTTTCTGGCGTAGGCAAATCCGGCTGTTACTTGGAGCTTAACGCAAGCTCTCCTACCAATGCAGCCGGTTCGCTCGGCATGTATGTCCGTAGCATCGGCTCGCATGCAAGCTCCGTGCACGTTTGGGGCTCGCGTAACGGCGCAGACGGCGCGGCAGTTCGCTTCCGCATCAGCAACGCGCTGAATAGCTTCCTAAGCCAGCCGGGAACCACCACGACGACGGTGCACACCGGCTTCATTTCCCAGTCGTGGAACGGAACGCTGGTTGGCGGCTCTTCGTCGCTCTATCAAAGCGGTTCACTTGTGGCAACCGTTTCGGCGTCGCCTTCTAGCGGATCAACCACACTGAAGGCTTTCGCTGAACCCGCAGTTAGCACGTCCGTCTGGCAGGGCGTTTGCGGCGGACTTGTCTGGTGGAACCGCGAACTCACGGCTTCCGAGTGGTCCCAATACGCCGCGATCTATCAGCGATTCCAAGAGCTACTCGGGCGCAACGTCTAACAACCATGAGCGCGATTGACCAACTCAGGGCAGCGGTTGACGCCGGTTTCCGGCCTACGATTGCGGGACTGTCAGAGGCGCAGATTGACGAACTGCACGCCTCACTAGTTCCGCATGGCTCGCTGTTCTCGGCTGCGCAACTCGCCTTGATTGAGTCCTACGCGCTTGAAGTGGACGCCGTGGCAGAGGATGCCATTCAGGGCTTCAACGCTGGCAGTCCGCACCGCGTCGCGTTCCTCGATCAAGCCAGCGGCGGGATTGCCATTTCCTGCCGGTGCCTTACCTGGTGCGGAACCGGCGAACCGCTGAACCCAATTAAGGCGCTGCTCTGGTCCCTGCCGATCATCCCGAACCACATCGAGCCTAGCACCATTACCGTATGAGCTTTTCCTACACCATTGGGGCGGCGCTTGCCCTACTCGGAATCGTCGCCGTCGCTGCTGCCGGTGAGGCTTTGAAGCCGCGTCCGGTTGCGGATGAAACCGGGGCATACTACGCGACCGACTTTGACCGGGACAAGCTGGTCAAAGAGGCACAGGACAAGGGCTGCACCGACATCAAGATCGAGCGCCGAGTCGAGAACGGGCTTGAGTTCTTCGAGTGCTTTGCACGTCAACCGACTCTCCGCAAATGAAACATTTCCTGATCTTCACTGCGTTCTTGCTCGCGCTGCAACTGCTCACCGGATGCCACGGAATCGCCACTGCAAGCGGCGGGAAATCGTCCGTGAAGCTCGCCGATGGCACCGAGGTGGGATCGGCCCAGGGTGACAACGCTGCCACGCCGACAACGCAGAGCATCAAGCGCGCCCGCTACTACCCGTCCCGCAAGCCTGCGCCGGGCTCTCCGCTCCAAGCCGAGTCAACACCCGAGCAGGCCGCGAGCGTCCCGCCTGCGCCGTTTGCGCCCTACTGGGAGACCGAGCAAATCGAGACCACCGTCGGGGCGACGCAGGACGTTTCCGGCATCGTGCGCGCCGCCAACTCTAACCGTCCCACCGTCGCCGCTGTGTTTTTGTCCATCGGCCTTGGGTGGGCTGCATGGCGTGCGTGGCGTCGAGGCTGGCCGCTTGTGGCCGGCATAGCGGGCGCTGGTGCGGTTGTGTGCGCGCTTACCTTGTCGCCGTGGTGGGGGCTCGCATCAATTGCAGCGTCGGGGCTTGTATGGGTTGCCTACACTATTGGCGCGGCTTCAAATCCCATCGTTGCGGCGGCTGGCGCGGCTATTCTAAATCCGCTGGATAAAAGCTAATCCGCCTTGCGTTTCATCCGTGAGCCCTCAAAACAGGTTAAGCCGACCGTCGCTCATGTGGAACCTACTTGACCGCCTTACCGAAATCAGAGCCGCGATTGACACGCACGCCGAGCGCATGTCAACGCCTTTGGGAATCGTCGGGGGTGCAGCGGCAGGGGCGACGTGGTGGAGTAACGCGCAAGGCATCCTGACTAGCTTGGGAGGCGCATGCGGTGCGATCCTGGCCATTTGGGCGCTAGCTTCAAAGGTCTGGACCACGTTCAAGGCGTGGCGAGACGAGAAGCGGAAGGACATCGAAGCCTGATTTTTGACACCATGACACCAAAACCTAGCTTCCGAGTTACCCGACATGCGCCCTCAGTGGCGGAGATTTCAATGGAGGGGCCGGAAGCAAGGGTTTTGCTGCTTTCGGATCTGCATTGGGATAACAAGTTCTGCGACCGGGCCGCGTTGAAGCGCGATCTGGATGAAGCCAAGAGGACTGGAACGCCCGTCATGCTCATTGGTGACACGTTCTGTGCCATGCAAGGCAAGTGGGACAAGCGCAAGGATGACCGCCAATTGCGCCCTGAGCACCGCGGTGGCAACTACCTAGACCGGCTTGTAGATACCGCCGTCGAATGGTTCAGCCCCTACGCCGAGGTTCTGGCGTTCGTGAGCTACGGCAACCACGAAACCAGCATCATTCAGCACCACGACACCGACCTTTTGCAGCGGTTTGACGCAGGGCTAAAGCAGGCCAATGGCTACCAAGGGCAGGTATTCAGCTATGCCGGATTCGCCAAGCTCCGATTGTCGCAGCGTGGCGGAAAGTATTTGGCGAAGTCCCTCGCGTGGCATCATGGCTACGGTGGCGGTGGCCCCGTCTCTCGCGGCCTGATGGACAACGCACGACAATCTCGCCGTGCCTACGCTGACGTTTACGTTTCGGGTCATATCCACTACCGCAATCAGGACGAAAACAACATCGCGTCGCTGGACCTGTCGAGCAACACGATAACCCTCCGAGAACAAATCTTCGTCCGCACCGGCACCTACAAGCGCGACGATGGAGCACGAGCGCAGGACATGGGCGGATGGAGCCAGGAAAAGCACGGCGGGGGCGAGCGCCCGATTGGCGGTTGGTGGCTGGAGCTGAAAACCGTCCGGAATTGCACCGGGGGCGGGGATAGCACGGGGTTGCGAGCGCGCGCCGTAGCAACATGGTCTTGAGCCATGAACATCCGC